CGCCTTATCGGGTTGCTCGAAGGCGGCGTCAATCGCGCCAATGCCGCAGCCGCCAGCGAACCTAGCGAGTAACTGTCCGCCGCTTCCCTCGCCGCCAGCTACGCTTATTGATCCTGAGCGCGCTATATGGGAAGTCGATATATTAGCTAAATATGGTGACTGCGCGTTGCGTCACCGCCGAACAATAGAAGCATGGGAAGAGGCTGTAAAAATCCCCAAGAAGTGATATAAGACCTAAGACTTTAGGTACGGATAAAAACATGGCGCTAATTCCGATTAACATTCCTCCCGGCGTATATCGCAACGGCACTGAACTTCAGTCCGCTGGTCGGTGGTATGACGCCAACCTTGTGCGTTGGCATAATGGAACAATGCGCCCGATTGGTGGATGGCGCGTTCGTACCACGAGCGCCACAAACGGTGTACCGCGTTCTACAATCGCATGGCGTTCAAATGACAGCACACGCCGTCTTGGTGTAGGGACTAACACAAAACTCTACAGCATGACATCGGCAGGTGTTCTTGTTGACATTACGCCTACGGGATTTGTCACCGGCCCGGCTGACGGTAGCGACAACACCGGCTACGGCGACCTTACTTACGGAAGCTATACATACGGGACACCGCGTCCTGACATTAGCCCAGTTACCGAAGCAACTACATGGAGCCTCGATACTTGGGGCGAATACCTCGTGGCCTGCGCCACATCGGACGGCAAGCTGTACGAATGGCAGTTGGACGATGTTACGCCGGTCACCGTTGCTGCGCGGATTACTAACTCTCCCGCGAATTGTGTCGGCCTTTGCGTTACCGACGAGCGTTCGATCTTTGCGCTTGGTGCGGACGGCAACCCACGTAAGATTGCGTGGTGCGATCTTGAAGACAACACTGTCTGGACACCCTCGTCCACAAATCTGGCTGGCAGCTTTATCCTGACAACGCCGGGCAGCCTCATGTGCGCTCGTCGTGTTCGCGGCCAAACACTGGTTCTTACTGACGTAGACGCGCACGTTGCCCAATATGTGGGCTTGCCGTTCACCTATCAGTTCGAAACTGCAGGCCGCAACTGCGGTATTATCTCCCGCCAAGCTATCGCCGTTCTCGACAACATGGCCGTCTGGATGGGCAACCGTGGCTTCTTCATGTACGACGGCTATGTTAAGCCGATGCCGTCAGACGTAGAAGACTACATCTTCTCCGACATCAACAACTCTCAGCGTTCTAAGATTGTCTGTGTTCCAAATACAGAGTTTGGCGAAGTTTGGTGGTTCTACCCGTCCGCGTCTTCGACCGAGAACGACCGCTATGTCGTTTGGAATTTCCAAGAAAACCATTGGGCTATCGGTACACTGGCGCGCACTTGCGGCGTTGACAAGACCGTGTTCAACTACCCAATGTGGTGGTCGCCAAGCGGTGAAGTTTACGACCATGAGTTTGCGTTTGTCCGTCCCGGTGGCGGCGATGTGTTCGCCGAGACTGGGCCAATCCAGATTGGTGAAGGCGACCGTATTCTGCACATCAACGAGTTGATCCCAGACGAGCGGACACAGGGCGATGTGACGGCGACGTTCATTAAGAAGTATTACCCGAACGGGGAAGAGACAACCTACGGGCCGTACTCTCTAGACAACCCAACGTCGGTGCGCTTTAACGGACGGCAGATTAACATGCGCGTCGATGGCGCACGCAACGTCGATTGGCGGGTAGGCATCATGCGGCTTAACGCTATTCCGGGTGGGCGTCGATGACCCTTAGACTACCGCCCGCACCACTTGATTATAGTCAAGCGTATGAGGCGCAGCGCAATCGGCTGATCGAACTCAATGCCAACACCGCGTACACAAAGGGCCAAGATGTCGGCGTTTATAAACCCGCCAAGCTGATTGTCTCCGACGCCTCGTTCATTACGACGGACACGCACACTCCTTCCACCGGAAGCCTGTCATGGAATGCGCTAGACGCCACACTTGACCTTGGTATGGAATACGGCGTTGTTCAGCAGATCGGTCAAGAGACATACGCCCGCGTGCAGAACAGCACCGGCAGCACTCTTGCAAACGGAACGGTTGTCGGCTTCTCTGGCGTTGGCGCAAACAATGTTCTGTCGGTCACCAAGTATCTTGCGAATGGGGCGACGCCCACGCTCTACATCCTTGGCGTCCTGACGCACGACCTGCCTGACAGCGGCGAAGTTGGTTACTGCACGACATTCGGCCACGTTCGCGGGATCAACACAAGCGGCTTTAGCGTTGGGGATATTCTCTATGCCTCGCCTACTACAGCCGGGGCGTTTACAAACGTAAAGCCGACAGCGCCGGATAACGTGGTTCCAGTCGCGGCTGTGCTGAAGGTCGGCACGACGGACGGCGAGATATTTGTTCGGCCTGCGATTGAGCAGCAATACTATTTTGGCCAGTTCACCCACAACACGACAGTCACACCAGCCGCTGCGAACACAGCCTACGCGTTGGCGTGGGACACGACGGTGATCTCGGAAGGCGTCTCTTTAACCGGAAGCCCAACAACGCGCCTGACAGTGGCCCACAGCGGCCTCTACAACTTCGCCGCCCGCATCCAGTTCTCCGCCTCAAACTCAAACGCGAAGTCTGGCTGGATGTGGCTGAAGAAGAACGGTACGACAAACATCTCGTCAAGCACGGCGGTTGGTTCTTTGAAGGACAGTGGGGGTTATACTGTTCTCGCTATCAACGACTTCGTATCTCTGGCCGCAAACGATTATGTCGAATTGTTTTATGCGGTGGACGACACGGGGCTAAAGCCGACGACTGTTGCGGCAACGGCCTTTGCCCCATCCGCCCCAACAGCGCACGTTGCGATAACGCAGGTTCAGCAGTAATGGGCTGTCAATTTATTTTGTTTTGTGTTAATAACGAAGGATTAAGCGGCCCAACCGCACGGGGAATATAATGGCGACTACAACTACTACGCAAACTCAGGCGCTCAATCCTTTCATTCAGGATATTCTGGCGCGTAACTATGGGGCCGCACAGCAGGTCGCGGCCACTCCATATCAGGCGTATCAGGGGCCACGTATCGCAGGCTTCCGCCCCGCTGAAGAGCAGGCGTTTCAGACTGCGATCAACGCTGCAACCCAGCAAGTTGGGATGCCGCAACTTCAGCAAGCCACCCAAGTTGCTCAGCGTGCAGCCGGATATACGCCGCAGCAGTTCCAGCAAGATGTCTCCGGCTTCATGTCGCCGTTCCAGACCAACGTCATCGACGCCACGATGGCCCGTCTCGCACAGAACCGCGCTGAACGTGACGCGGCTACCAAGGCCCAGATGGCTTCAGCGCGGGCATTCGGTAACGAACGTCGTGGTGTGTACGAAGCGCAGCTTGCAGGTGAAGAAGATTTGAATACGGCTCAGACGCTGGCGAACCTGTATAATCAGGGATACACGCAAGCCGCCGGGTTTGCACAGGGTCTGCCGGGCCAGCAGCTTGCGGGTGCATCCGCTCTTGCAGGCTACGGCCAACAGGCACTCGGCAATCAACAGGCATACGCTGCGATGCTTCAAGGCGCAGGCCAAGCACAGCGTGGCATGGCCCAGCAGAACCTTGATCTGGCCTACAAGGACTTCCTCGAACAGCGCGGCTTCCCACAGCAGCAGCTTCAGACTTTGCTCATGGGTTCGCAGGGTCTTCCGTCTCCAATGACACAGACGACAACCGCACCCGGCCAGTCAACGCTCGGCCAAATTGGGTCGGCTGCTTCGGCAATCGGCGGTGTCCTTGATCTTTTCAAGAAGGGTTAACTAGATGGCTCTGCGAGATTTGATAGGCATTCCGGGCATTCAGGGCGTTAACCCTACCACTAGCGACATCGCACGTTTGACCGCTTCGGGCGCTATGCCTACTGCGGTACTACCTGTTTCCGCTACAGCACAACCTACGCTTTCGCCGACGGCAAAGTACATTGCGGATATGCAGGCTCTCATGAGCGGCGGGGTTGGTAAGCTATCAACTGGCGAGAAGATTAGTGCGCTGGGCCAAGTACTTCAGGCCGCAGGTAGCCGTGGCGCGGTAGACCCCGCCACTGTTCTCCAAAATGTCCGCAATCAGCAAATGCAAAAGCTGAACGCACAATTTCAGATTGCGCAGTTGCAGCAAAAGTCACAGCAGGAGCAAGCGTTCCTCAATTCGCTGCCGCCCAGTGAACGGAACATGGTTGCGTTGTTAGACGGCAAGCAGTTAGCCGAGTACATGATTAATCGGCAAAAGCCACGCGGGCTAACCGATGCCGAAGAGAAAATCCAAGCAGCCGGTATCCCCCTAGGATCACCAGAAGCCCAGAGGATTCTCCGCAATGTAGCTGCGGCGCAGGGCGTTATCACGGTAACCGGCCCGTCTGGGACAACATACATACAGGCATCTGATCTTATGCCTAGCGGTGGCGCACAACGCCCCGCCGCACAGACTATTCCACAGTCAGCTATCGACGACCTTCGTTCCGGCAAGGGAACTCCGGAACAGTTCGAGAGCATCTTTGGTAAGGGCACAGCCGCGCAATATCTGGGAGGCGGTAGTGGTAACACTACCGGCGGTTTTCGCGGACGGTAGGTCTGTAGTTAAAGAACTTTTCCCGAATGCCCGTATCACTTCAGGCTATCGCGGGCCAAGCCATCCACTGTCAAAGGCCAACCCGCGTTCGTATCACGCCACTAGCCGAGGCGCGGTTGACATCGCGCCAATTCCCGGCGTAACATTCAATCAATACGTCAATTCCATTCGCCAAGCGGGATACAATATTGTAGAAGCTAGGGACGAAGTTAGTAATCCATCTAAATACGCCACTGGGCCGCATTGGCACGTTGTAATCGGGAAATAACATGGCTGAACCTAATCCATTTGCTAAGTATGCTCCTTCAGCGCCTTCCGGCGGTGGCACTTTTGTAGCAGGCCCCGGCGCGGCTGAAGAAGCTGCGCGTAGGGCGCGTGATGAGCAGCGCGCCGCCGAAGACGCGGCCCGTAAAGCACGGCAGGAAGGGCGCGATGTTGTGGCTTCCGAACGTGGTCTTATCGGAGACTATCGTAAAGAGTTTCTAGGTGACCCTCAAGTTAGGGATTTCAAGAATGTAGCCAACGCTACCCGCCAGATTGTTACGCTTTCGCAAGGCGACGGTACGGCAATGGGCGACATTGGCCTTATTTTTTCCTACATGAAGGCACTTGATCCCGGTTCGGTTGTCCGTGAAGGTGAACAAGCCAGCGCGCAGAACGCGGCTGGCGTTCCTGAACAAATTCGTAACGCATACAACCGTCTCGCCAGTGGCCAGCGTCTTTCGCCTCAACAGCGGATGGATATGATGAACACTGCCCTGAGCATTTATGGTTCACGGGCGCAGTCCTACAACACCTTTGCGGACACCTATCGTGGTCTAGTAGCGGATGCGGGTGGCGACCCAGACAAGCAGGGTATCACTCTTGCGCCGTCGCTGGCCCCAGCTAAAGCAGTTATTTCGGAAGCTGGTGCGAAACCCGGTCAGCTTGTCCCAGCTACAACTGGCGCGGCACAGCTTACCGACGAAGACCGCGCTGCGCAAAGTGAAATGCAGGCCGCCTACAACGCGGGTATCAGCGCCGGAAAAACTCCAGAGCAAATCATTCAAGAAGTGGCTGCTATCGGGCAGCGTTATGGCCGTCAGATTGACCCATCCTATCTTGACCTTGTTCGTAAGTCCGCTGAACAGCGCGGACCAATGCAGTTTATCGCAACGCCGACTGGCGAAACGGGCGCAGCGCAAGGTCTGCTCGGTGAACTATTGAAGACTGAGGCGGGTCAGACAGCTGCTGGTTACTTCGGTGGTGCGGCCAATGCTCTTACTGCGGGCTACGGTATGGCCCCAGAAACCAAAGAATATCTGCGTGAAACTGCCCCCGTTTCTTCATTTGTTGGTGAACTGACCGGCGGTGCTATGGCGACAATCCCCGCCGTTCGCGGTGCACAGGGCATCCTCGCTGGCACTCGACTTGCCGGAGCCGCGCCGCTTATTGGTGAAACCTTATACGGTGCGTTGTACGGTAGCGGAGAAGCTGGCGAAGGTAATCGTCTTCAAGGCGCGGCCATTGGTGGTCTTGGCGCGTTGGGGGCTGGCGCGCTTGCCAATCGTTTCTTGCCGGGTGGTCCCGGTACATTCACTGGCGCTCCTCGCACAAACGTCCCATCCACCGGTCGTTTTTCGGGTCAGCAAATCTCTCCAGAACAGATCATCGCCGCTGGCCGTCAAGCCGACATCCCCGTTATGACTAGCGACGTTATGCCCCCGACGACCCGCGTAGCGCAGCTTACGCAGTCGGCGGGTGAAGTCATGCCGCTTGGTACGGCTGGAATGCGCCGTGAGCAGCAAGTTGCTCGGCAAAACGCCGTTGAAAATCTTCTGGCGGATTACGGTGTTAGCGTAGACAGCGACCTCGCTTCTGAAGTTGTAAGCAATTTGAACCAGACCCGTGCGGCCACGATCAATCGCTACACTGACATGAAGCAAAACGTAATACAGCAGTTTGCGGGTCGCGGCGATGTTCCGGCTACTAAGTCGGTTTCTGCCATTGACGGCCTGCTAAGCAGTCTGAAAGCAGAGAACCTTCCGCAGCAGCTTGGCCCATTGGTTCGCCAGCTTGAAGATGTTCGCAACAGCCTTACCGGACCCGGTGATCTTGCTAAGATCGAAGCCAACCGCAAGACGCTATTCAACTTAAAAAGCGATCCTAATCTTGCGTCAATCCCCGATAAGTCTGAAAAGGCATTTCAGAAAGTCTACACTGCGCTCAACGAAGATATGGGTGACTATATCAAGGCGAATGGCACAGCCAAGGACTTCAATCTCTGGAAAGTAGCGAATACCAAGTTGGCCCGTACTGCGGATGAACTGCGTGTTGGCGGGTTGAAGAACGTGCTGAACAAGGGTGAGTTTGATCCAACTCTCGTCACGAAGATGCTGACCGGATCGAAGCCTGCGGATGTTCGCACACTGTTCACAAGCCTGAACAAAGATGGCCGCGAAAGCGCCCGCCTTTTGCTTATCCAAGACGCTGCGAAGCGGGCGATGAACAAGGAAACCGGCGACGTAGACCCAAATAAGTTTGCTCGTGAAGTCATGGGCCTATCCGACAACTTCTCGCAGTTCTTCGGTGCTTCCGATATGCGCCGCGTCAAGGGTCTAGCCGAAGTTTTGCGCGCTACTAGCCGTGCTCAATCTGCCCAGTTTCTGCCACGCACGGGCGAACAGCTTGTGCCGCTTGCCACAATGGGCGCGTTTGGCGGTGTCGGTACTCTGCTTGGTTTGTCGGTTCCACAGGGCTTGGCCCTTAGTGCTGGCTTTGGCGCTTCAAAGCGGTTCTACGAAAGCAAGCCCGCCCGCGATTTGCTTCTGCGGATTAGCCAAGCATCTGGGGGCAAGAAGGCTGAACTTATTAACCAGTTCGTTGCTGGAGCTGCGGCTACTGCGGGGGCTGCGGGTGCTACTCAAATGAACGAAGGTGAGTAATGGCCAAGAAGACTAGCGTTAAAGACATGACGTGGCGACCACAGCCGAAAGCAAAACGTCGCCACAAACCCGACGGGCTTCGCCATCGTAAGTCTTTGGGGCCACGCAGTCACTTGCGAACTAGCTTCTGATATTATAGATACCGCCCATGAAGTTCATGGGCATTGATCCCGGCGCGTTCGGGGCTGTCGCTATTCTGGATAAGGATAGCCGAGAACTTGTCATCATCGACATGCCTACATTAAAGGTC